GGCCGCGAGTGCGCCCGCATAGCCCGCACGGGAAAGCCCGATGGCGATGCCGACCTGACTTGATGCCGGACCTGGAAGAAACTGGCAGAGCGCCACAAGATCTGCAAAGGCGCGGTCGTCAAACCAGCGCCGTCGCGCAACGAACTCCTCGCGGAAATAGCCAAGATGCGCGACTGGACCGCCGAAGGAGGTGAGTCCGAGCCTCGTGAAGATACCCAGTACTTCCAGCCAGTGCCCCGGATACGAAGGATGCGCCGCCGCGCGAGGAGTATCGTTCGCCGTCATCGCACCTCACCGACCTTCGACCAGTTCGCCAAACAATTCCCGCACGCGCTCACGTGCAAACGCTAGCGCGCGCCGTCCTTTCTGCGTCGCCCGATAGATGCGCCGCGCGCGACGTCCCGTGCCGCTTAACGAGGACTTCAGGTAACCCTTGTGCTCCATCGCGTGCAGCATTGGATAGAGCGTGCCCGGACTGATGCGGTAGCCGTGTCGCCCCAACTCCACGATCATCCATTGGCCGTAAAGACCCTCCTCCACGGCGTGGTGCAGGATGTGCAGGCGGATCAAACCGGAAAGCAGCTCGTGGTTCTCAGCGTCCCGCCCGGCCACCGTCCACCTCGTTATATCGAGATTCGATATCGGGAACCGATGATATGGCGCAATCGTTGGAGTCGGCAACCTGGACCGCCCCGTGGCTCCACATATTCGATCAACATAGTCAGGAGATCGTCATGGCAAGCGCCGCCGATCGCGATCCGCGCCATCACACCCAGAAAATGCAGAAGGCCCTCAAGGAGATCAAAGACCATCTCCGTGAAGATATCGAGAAAGTCGACGACCTACAGCTCAAAGCGATGTTCGAGACCTCTGCAGAGGTCCTCGGTGGTCTGGAAAAGGCCTTCCAGGACTACGAACGCAAGAACGAAAGCGCCTGGCGCTAGCATACCGGCACCGATTTAGCCGCGACTGCGTGCGCCCACGATGACAGGTTAACGAAAATTGTGACCACGCAAGAGTTGATTGCGCAACGCGAGGCGCTGCTCGCGGCACGTTTCCGCGGCGTGCGAACCGTCGAGATCGAAGGCAAGCGCGTCACCTACGCGACTGATGCTGAGATGGCGGCAGCTCTCACGGATCTGGAACGGCGGATTGCGACGGCCACTGAAGGCGGCCGTCGCCGCAGAATACTCACGTCCGCCAGCAAGGGCCTGTAACGCACGTGCTCGCTTCGATGAAACACCTCCGGCGCCGTGTCGGAGCGTTCATAGGCGGGTTCGAAGCGGGGCTTGCGAACCGTCGGCTCAAAGGCTTTCAGCCGACGCGGGCGCATCTCAACACGCTGATCGCGGCCGCCGGCCCGGATATGACGGCGCGCGCTCGCTGGCTGGTGCGCAACAATGGCTATGCGGCCAACGCGATCGAGAGCTGGGCGGGGAATGTCGTTGGTGCCGGCATCAAGCCGTCCTCGCTGATTAAGGAACCCGCGCTCAAAGCCGAGATCCAGCAGCTCTGGCTCGGCTGGACGGACGAGGCCGACGCCGAAGGCTTCACGGACTTCTACGGGCTGGAGCGCCGCGCCGCACGCGAGGTGTTTATTGCTGGCGAGGTGTTCTTCCGCTTTCGGCCACGTCGACCGAGCGACGGCCTAACGGTGCCGCTGCAGCTGCAGATGATCCCCTCGGAGATGCTGCCGCTCAACCGCAATGAGGTTTTGACCAACGGTAACGTCATCCGGCAGGGCATCGAGTTCGACGCGATCGGTCGGCGAGTCGCTTACCACTTCCTGCGCCGGCACCCCGGGGACATCACCGATCCAGGGCTTGCCGGCGAGATCGTTCGCGTGCCGGGCTTTGAGATTGTGCACGTGATCGATCCGATTGACGCGGGCCAATTGCGCGGCGTGTCGCGGTTCGCCGCCGGCATCGTGAAGCTGTTCCTGCTCGATCAGTATGACGACGCGGAACTCGACCGAAAGAAGGTCGCCGCGATGCACGCGCTATTCATCACCACGCCGGCGCCGACCGAGCCACTCGATGCCGTTGAAGGGCGCGATGAGAACGATGAGCGCACGATCGATCTGCAGCCGGGTCAGATCACCATGCTCGAACCCGGCGAAGAGGTACAGACCTCAGCGCCCGCGGACGTCGGCCAGACCTACGAGCCGTTCCAGTACCGCACGCTATTGCAGGTCTCGGCGGCGCTCGGCGTGACCTACGCTTACCTGTCGAACGACATGCTGAAGGCGAATTACTCGAACTCGCGGCTTGCGCTGCTGGAGTTCCGTCGGCGGGTTGAGGCTTACCAGCACGCCGTCATCGTCTGGCAGCTTTGCCGGCAGGTCTGGGCGCGCTGGATGGACACCGCGGTGCTGGCGGGTGCTCTGACCTTTCCTGACTACGATCAGCGCCGCCGCCAATACCTTGCGTGTGGCTGGCTTCCGCCGAAATGGGATTGGGTCGATCCCCTGAAGGATGCGCGCGCCGAGATCGAGCAGATCGATGCCGGCCTCAAGAGCCGCACACAGGCTCTCGCCGAACGGGGCTATGACGCCGACCAAGTCGATGGCGAGATCGCGGCCGACAAGGCGCGCGAGAAATCGTTTGGACTGACGTTCGGGTCGCCAACACCACCCGTTGTTGGCCAGACATCTGGCGATCCGCCAGCCGTATCGGACACCGAGGCAGCCTAACAAACACATGATTGATCTTCCTCACGTTGCCGCACGCGTGTTCGGCACGCCTCTGATGATTGCGCGCGGCAAGCTCGACGTCATTCTCGGCGTGCTAGCACCGCGACTGACCGGAACGGCCCTCCTCCCAAGTGAGGGCGAACGCGAGCCGGCCCAGCAGGTTTCGATGACATCATCTGGCATTGCGGTGGTGTCGGTCGTGGGCACCCTCGTGGCGCGGTCGGGCTACCTCGATTCCTCCAGTGGTCTTTTGGCCTATGGCGCGGTCGGCGACGCGATCGAGGAAGCGATGGGAAACCCGTCGGTTCGCGGCGTTCTCCTGGACGTCGACTCTCCGGGCGGTGAGGTCGGCGGGCTTTTCGACCTGGTGACGCGCATCAGGGCGCTGCAGGGGGCGTCGGGCGTCCCGCTGTGGGCAGTGGCGAACGAAGACGCCCTATCGGCTGCTTACGCGATCGTGTCGGCCGCGGACCGGATCTATGTGACGCAAACCGGTGAGGTCGGTTCGATCGGCGTGGTCGCGGCTCATGTAGATGAGAGCGGCGCCGACGCGCAGGCCGGGCTTTCATGGAGCTTTGTCTTCGCGGGCCAGCAGAAGGTCGACGGCAACGCGCATGAACCGCTCTCGCAGCGTGCGCGCGACACCATCCAAGCCGATGTCGATCGCCTCTATGGCGAGTTCTGCGCTCTGGTCGCTGCCAATCGCGGTCTGACCGACGAAGCCGTTCGAGAAACGCAGGCGGCGACGTATCGCGGAAGTCTCGCGATCCAAGCCGGTCTCGCCGACCGGTTAGGTACCCTCGACCTCGCGGCAGCCGAGATGGCAGCCGAGCTCGATGCCGCCCTGACCTACACCGCACCGCGCCAAATCGCACTCAGGAGCACAATGATGACGACGAACGAAAGTGAGACCCAGATTTCGACGGCGCCGCCCGTAGCTGTCGCAGTCTCCCAACCGGTCGAAAGCGCTGCCCCACCGACGCAGGCTCCTGCAGAGCCCGAGCTGCCTCAGCCGGACCAGGCCGCGGAGACCGATCCGGCAGAAACCTTGCGCACTGAGTACGCAGATATCGCATCACTTGCGGCTCAAGCTGCGCGGCTCGGCGTATCCGTCGATGCCGCAGACGCGATGCGCAAGGGCATCTCGGCGGAGGCGCTGCGTCGGACGGTGCTCGACACGCTCGCATCGCGTGCCGAGGCGACCACCGTAATTGCGGCGGCGCCTTCGACCCCTGCCGTCAACGAAAGCGCCATCGTGCGCCGCGCTCGCGAGCGGGCCGCGGCGGCGCGGACCTAACCCGCCACGTCATCCAGGAGCACTCAATGCCCGTCCTCACCATGCCGCCCAGCCTCGGCGACCTCCTCAAGTACGAGCTCAATGGCAACTTTTGCCGAGAAACGATTACGTTGAAGTCCGGCACCGCCTACGCTTTGGGTTCGGTGCTCGGAAAGATCACGGCCTCGGGCAAGTACCGGCTATCACCCGCCGCCCAGGTCGCGGGCGACGAGGGCGCTGAAACTGCCTCAGCGGTCTTGCTCGAGGTCGTCGACGCTACGGGTGGTGACAAGACCGGCCTGGTCGTAGGCCGCGGGCCCGCCATCGTGTCAAAGGCGGCGCTTGTCTTCGACGCCTCGGTTGACCTGGCTGCCGAGAAGACCGCCAAACACGTTCAGCTTGCCGCGGCCGGGATCGTTCCGCGCGACGCCGCCTGATCGCTCAACCGCTCAATCGTCCTAAC